GAAGCGCGTACTACTCTTCCGTAGATAGTTACTAATGAGTAAGAACAGCCGCTGGATCGAATACTCCGACTTCTCTGGCGGAGAGATGAGCGACATCAGCGCAAGCCTCATCCCCGACAATGGTTTGCTGTATGCAGAAAACGTCTTTACGGATAAGTCTGGACGCCTTACTAAAAGAAAGGCAATTAGATCTTATCTTCAAGCCGCAAACGCTAACTATTACAATTCCCTCGGAACTTCTGACGATTCTGAAAGCGCGGCACTTCAGCGCGGTTACGCTTCGCGCGTATCGTCTAACAAGATAATTCTTGATTCGTTTGAACTTGGTGAACCGGGCGGAAGTAGCCCACTGGAAACAGGAACGGCATCAACAAATAGTGATGTTGGATCTTATTCTTCTGGTGTACCCGGCGATTCGTTTAACTCGTTTGGAATTGTTGGATTCCCAATTTCCGAAAGTGCTACTTCGCTAGGGACGACTTATAACGCGCTTCCTATTGTTTGGGCTGGTGGCGCAAAGGCTGATGTTGGAAACTTTTCAACAACTTCTGGTGGAACCGTCACCGTTAAGGCTAACGAGTCTGTAATTGCGTTTTCCACACTACCGTTCTATAACGCTTTTAAAGCAACAACAATGGCCGGACAATTTTTTTATGCGACGGTTGGTGCTGGAACTAATCAGAACGAATACGTTGGCAAAATCATATCTCAAGACGATGCGGCTGGTACGATTACCGTAACGCCTACCCCTAAAAACGCTTTTGTCGGAACGTATTATTCTCGTTCGACAACGTTTGGTATGGGCGGGGCAAACTTTGAAACTGGTGGCGGCGCTAGGCCGATGGGCGCTAACTCTGCAGTGATTCACCAGAACCGAACCGTTTGCGCCGTTCAGGGCACAAATAATTATGTTTCCCTATCAGCATTTACGCCGCCCTCGTTTGCAAAGGTTGACGCTAGGGCTAATACGATTATGTGGAGCGCGATTACTGGTGAGCCTGCAACGGCGGCAAACACCAAGTCTGATGGTCTTCTGGGCCTTCTCTATGCTGGGTGGCCTAAGGGTCAGTCGTTGACGCTTGACACTGCTGGGATCACGGGCCTCGTGAGCCTTGACGCAAACAATCTTATGGTTTTGTGCGTAGATAAGATTCTGATGCTTAGCGGTACCTTGGGAAGTATTGTTACAACGGGCGGGGTAACGGGCGAAAGTTCTATTAACATCCGTACCCTGTCTACCAATATTGGTTGCGCGTACCCAAAGACTATTCAGAAAACCCCTAAGGGCGTTATGTTTTCTGATCTAAACACCGTTTACATTACTGATGGCGCATCTTTTGTAAATCTAATGGAAAACAAAGTACAGTTTTCTTACGGTTATTTTTCGTCTTCTGTTGGTATTTATGGAGCCGATTTCCCCTGCGGGTCGGCTGTTCTGTTTAACAACTATTATGTTTTGTTTACAAAATATGGCCTAGGTTGGATGTGCGACCTTTCTAATGATTATTCTTGGACTAGAATAGTGGCCTCTGGATTTACTGGCCTAACGTGGGGTTCTGGTATAAATGACCCCAAGGGGAGCGGTCATGTATACGCACCAAAATTTCTTGTAGATCCAGCAAACCCCGGGGCTGCAAGTGGGTCAAAGATTTGTCGTCTAGAAACAATGACGCTAACAGATCCCTTTGAACAAATTCCACCCTCGCCCAACCCAAGCGGTTATAACTTCTGGTGCGACCCAGACACATCCGCGCGCGTAAACGCAAGGCTAGTAACAAAGTCGTACACGTTTAACTCGTCGTCTTCTATGAAGCGGTTTCAGAAAATGGTATTTACTGGAGCATGCAACGCGCCCAATACTGTTGTTAGCATTAAAACTGGGCTTGACCCCGACTTGATTGTTACTCAGGGGTCGTTTTATCTTGGCGGGGTGTATTACAACGGTCAGCCATCTACGCTTAAGGAACTTAGGGGCACGGCTCCCCTCTCTACGCCGGGCTATTTCCAGAGTAAGGCCACTAATGTTGGCTTGGCACTAGAGTTTACAACGGCGTTTTCCGGCAGTTATTTGGTAACGCAAGACGACTTTTGGATTGATAAACTTTCGTTTAACTACACTGTTGCTAGGCAGGGCCGGGTTAAGCGCTAATGGCCCTTGACGAAAGCAACATCGAAGCCACACGAATCGCGCTAAGCGGCGCTGGCCCAATCCCGAACGCCGTCCTCTACAACAATGCTAAAGACCTAGCCGCTGCTATGAAAGCGGCAGGTGTCACGTTTGGTGGAACATCCGACCCGCTCCCCATTGGCTCCGTCGTTGCTTACTCTGGCGCGACAATCCCCACGGGCTATCTAGACGCTGATGGTTCTAGCCAACTCCGAGCATCCTACCCTGATCTCTTTGCGGCTATTGGGACGACATACGGGCCGGGTGCGCTTCCGGGGACGACGTTCGCACTTCCAAACTTTGTCGGAACCTATACGAACTTCATCATTAAGGCGACGGCTGCGGCTGCTAGTACGACAGTGATTAGTGAGACGCTCATTGCGGTGCCTCTAGGCTCGCTCCAGTTGTATGCGGGTAGTGTGTATCCGACTGGCTGGCTACGCGCTGACGGGACTGCTATCAGCCGCACAACGTACGCAGGCTTGTTCGCGATTATCGGGACAACGTATGGTGCTGGCGATGGCAGCACCACATTCAACCTGCCGAACCTCTCTTCTAGTGGTGTACCTAGTCCTGTTTATATCATCAAGGTTACGCTTAGTGGTAGTGTTGAGCCGTCTACTGTTGCTCATGCTTCGTCGCATATTCGTGCTGGCACGGATGTCATTGACGGGGATCGGGTGCAGATTGATTATGTGCCGTCTGCGTATACTCGGAATGCGGCTGCGCCCGGTGCTGGTGCGGTCACTGATCTTACTGCGCATCTTGCGGGGATTAACGCGCTTTCCGGTCAAGGTCACATTATTTGCTCATCTTTAAGTCGTCCCGCCTTCCCCGCTACGGGAACAATGATTTACGATACGGACATTGAAAGGCTGCTTCTCTACAGCGGAATATCATGGGTTATTATTCCTACTGCAAACGATGAGGCTTACGGTCAATACTTATACGACGGTGCCGGTCTTGTTGCCGCAACAGGAAACACTAAAGTTCCTTTTAGCAATTTGCTTTTTTCAAAAAACCTAACGCTATCTTCCGGTTCTATGATTTTTGCTAAGCCCGGAATATACGAGTTTTCCGTAGGCCATCGCTTTGGTACTGGTGCTGACACTTGGACGGGTGTAAATCTTTTTAACGCCACTACTTCAACCGTACTTGCTAAAGCATATGGCACCGGACAAGTTGGCGGGGCCGATCCGGGGCCGGTAAGTTATCAGTTTTTAGGGCAAATAACATCCACTACTCAATCTCATGATATTCGTATTTATCGTGATAGCGGCAGTTTGACGCTGCTAGACCCTGTTGATAATGCGGGTTATCAAATAACCTGTACCGTTAAACGTTTAAGTAGTAGTTAGGGGATGGTATGACTATTTTTGGTAGTGGACATCAAGTAGTAACCAGCACCACACGACCCGCAAGCCCTATCGTCGGACAGATTATCTACGAAACAGACACGTTTAGTCACCGCTGGTGGAATGGCACTGCATGGGAAGGCGTCACGCCAATCGGGTCGATACAGTCCTTCGCAGGGTCAACCGCTCCCAGTGGGTGGCTTATCTGTGATGGGCAAACACTAAACAGCGTAGCCAATACGCAATACGCGGCGCTCTACTCCGCTATCACTACGACGTATGGAGGAACAAGCGCATCCTCGTTCAAGATTCCTGATCTAAAGGGTCGCGCACCAGTCGGTAAGGGCGCGAACGTCGCGGTAGACGCCTTAAATAAGAGTGATCTCCTTGCCGACGCTTCGCGTAATCCAAACCATTCACACACAATTACGCATACGCACAATATGGGTAACCATACGCATGGCGAAGGTAGCCAGTTTGCCCGTTGGGTTGCTGGTGGTAATATTTACTACGCAAATGTTATTGGCGGCGGGGCTTGGGGAACTACTGTTTACGGTGGTGTGCAGACAATTGGCGGAAATGCGGGAACGCTTAGTGGTGGGCTGAGCGTTGGTGGCAGCACTGGCGGCCCAAGCACAAACACTACTGACGGCAGCAATACCGCTAACAGTGGTACTGCGGCACAACCATTTCTTGTCACTAACTACATCATTAAGATTTAGGACAAATAATGACTAACTTTCCAATTGAGAATCAAGAAACATTTGATCATGGTTCGTACCAAGCAGAACGCGCGGTTGCGTATCCGCCTATTGGGGATCAGTTGGATGATTTGTATCATGCGGGCGTGTTTTCTGCGGATATGAGTGCGCTTATCAAAGCCGTTAAAGACAAGTTTCCAAAGGAGTAGCGGATGTCTCCAGCATTTACCGGCCTAGGCGCAACAGTGGGAACCTCTGCGGAGCGTGTTGCTCTTGTTTCGCCACAGATGGGTCAACTCTTTTTTGAGACTGATACTACGTTGTTTAAGGCGTGGAATGGTTCTTCTTGGATCACTACGCTGATTGGGCTAACGGCTGGTGGTGGGCTTTCCGGAACATACCCGAATCCTACTGTTGCGGCTGTTCCGGCGAGTGCGCTCCCGGCCGGTTCTATTGTGCAAGCGCAACGGTACGAGTGGGGAAACGTGACGACAATGAGCGGCGCAACGTGGACGACTTGTAATGGGTCGTCGTATACGTTTACGCCGTTATACGCAACGTCAAAATTGTTTGTGTTTTCAGATATTTCTGTTCATGCTTACTATCCGGGTGGCGCGTATGCGGGAATGTCAACGCGACTTTTGTGGCGCGGCGCGGTAATCAGTACCCAAAGCGCGGCGGCAGGCCATGAGCATTACATGCACACTGGTGGCGGAAACCCGGATCTTTATCTTCGTTCGGCAAAGAACGCAACGGCGACTGCTGGCGCTGGCGCTGGTGTTTTTACCACCCAAATTATGGGTTACGCTTCGACTTCAACGATTGAGGTAAATCAAGCCAATCAGTGGGGAAGCGGGTACACAATTTTTGAGGTGAAACAATGATTACTAGAGAGATTACTTATGTTGACGCTCTACTTAGTCTTGCCCCCGGCGCTTGCTGGTCTAGCGACGGAACTCTAGAAGGCTTAGATTGGATTGACAAAAATATTGAGCGTCCTACCAACGAGGCAATTGAGGTTGAAGTTTTTCGCCTAGCAAAAGAACAAGAGGCGAATGTGTACCGAGTTGATCGTGCTAGCAAGTATCCGCCTATCGGCGATCAGTTGGATGCGCTCTTTCATGCTGGCGTTTTTCCACCAGAAATGGAATCTCAAATCCGTGCTGTTAAGGAACAGTTTCCAAAACCAGAGTAGTGTCTGCTACTCTATAACTATGGATTTGTACAACGCGCAGCGCACTAACTTCAAGCCGGGCATGCCTCGTCTTGCCGGTAAGCCGGGTCAGCAGCGTCAGGTGACGCCGCGTAGTGCGAATCGTGGTCAGGCTTCTCCGAAGCCGCCGCCTGCGGCTGGTATGTTGCCGCCTGCTAGTCGTCCGATGCCGACTGGTGCTAAGAAGCCCGGGCCTACTGGTGGTATGCCTCCTCGTCCGATGCCGCCGATGCCGGGTGGCGCTAAGAAGCCGATGCCGGATCGTCCGGGTGGTGTTGATGCTCGTCCGATGCCGATGCGTCCGGGTGGCAAGAAGCCGGGTGGCGATATGAGCATTATGAAGAAGATGGCGGCCTTTAAGCCGGGAATGTAGGAGTAGTTATGCCGCAGTTTGATCTTAAGGGCAAGGGCGACTTTACTGGTTTGGCGTCTAAGACTTCTGGCGAGTATGCCGCGAAGAATCAGGGGCGTTCTCCGGGTGAGAAGAATCCTGTGCGTGGTGCGGTTTCGAAGCCTGATTCGTCTGAGACTAAGAAGCCTGTTCCTGCTCCTAATACGCTGAATTATTTTATGCGTAAGACGGAGAAGGATGGTAAGGGTAATGCGAAGAATCGCGCGTATACGATGTGGAAGCGGTATAAGCAGTCTCAGCGTCGCGGGGCGTAATGGCTCGTAAGCCTCCTGCTCCGGGCAAGCCTCCTGTTAGGCCCGCTGCCCCGCCTCCCCCTAAGCCGCCTGCTCCGGGCAAGCCCCCTGCTCCGGGCAAGCCCCCTGCTCCGGGCAAGCCGCCTACGCCTCCGGCTGGTAAGCCTAGGTCGCCCGCTGGTAAGCCGCCTACGCCGCCTGCTGGTAAGCCCACGCCCGGGCCTGTCGTTCGCGGGCCGGGTGGTGCTCCCAAGACGAAGCCGCCTAAGCCGTCGGGTAATCCCGGGCCGGGCCAGAGTTGGGTTTATAATGCGCAGACTAATTCTTGGCAGAAGAAGCGCAACTCCATTGCTACGCCTAATAAGCCCACGACTAGCACCGTTACGTCGCAGCCCGATGGAAGCACAACTGTTGAGGATACTCCGGTTGGGTCGGACGCGGATGGGGCTGGCGCTGGCGCTCCTGCTCCCGCTGCTCCTCCTGAGAAGACTCCTGAGCAGATTGCTGAAGAGGTTAGGAAGGCTGCGGAGTCTCGTGTTGCTGATCTTGATCCTACGCTTCGTGGTGAGTACACGGGTAAAACGCTTGGGCTTGGTGGTCTTGGTTTTGGTCTTAGTAAGGCTGATGGTACGCGAGCGACGTACGATGAGATCTTTGGTTCTGCTGCTCCGGGTGCTGCTCCTCAGGCGGGGGCTTTTCAGGTTCGTGATGCTCAGGGGCGACTTGTAAATCGGGATCTTCTTGGTACGGATGTGTTTGGTGCTGGTGGGACTGGTACGGATTTGTCTGGTACAAAGTTGGGTCAGACAATTCTTGGTGCTCGTCGGACGGCGGCTAGTGAGGCTGAGGCGCGTTCTCGTAGTGGCACGGGTTCTGGTGGGTTGCGGACTGCGGCTGGCGAGCAGCAGGTTCAGCGTGAGGGTGCAGAGATTACTGGGCTGCTTGGGGAGTTGACTAACTTGACTACTGACATTGGTGGTCGGCGGTCTCGGGCGTTTTCTGAGGCGCAGGAGGAGGCTAGTTCGGGGGATATTGGACGGTTTAATCCTGAGGTTACTCCTCCTCGTGCTGGCGCTACTACTCCGCCCCCTGCGAAGCCCACGCCTAGGCCGATTAAGCCTAAGCCGATTAAGCCTAGTGTTCCTAAGGCTCCGGGCGGTGCTGGTAAGACGAAGCCGCCCAAGCCTGCTGGTAATCCGGGGCCGGGCCGCAAGTGGGTCTATAATGCAAAGAGTAATTCTTGGCAGGCGGCGCGCAGATGATTAAAGATATCAAGAAGAGGGCGAGTAAGTAATGGCAAAGCCAAAGAAAGTCACTCCCGGCCCGTACAGTACTCCGTTTAAGACTCGGAGGGAGCGCGAGCGTGAGGCGCAGCGGACTGCTACTGATGCTGTTGAGAGTGTTCAGGTTATTGAGGATCGTCGTCGGCGAGAGGCGGCGGCGGCGGCTGGTATTACTAAGTCTTTTGGGGATATTCTTCGTGAGCAGGCTAATGCTCAGGCTAGTCGCCTTGCTGCTATTCAGGGTGCTGCTGGTCAGAATGTTGGTGCTGGTGCGCTTGCTGGTTCGATTGCTGGGGAGGTGCAGGCTGCTGAGGCCGCTCCGCGCCTGTCTGCTGGGCGTGGTGTTGAGTTGGCGGCTGATGTTGAGGGTCGTGCCACTACTGCGCGTAAGGAGAGGGCACAGGATTTTCGTAAGTACTTGACGCAGTCTCGTGCTGACATTGAGGCGGGTGAGCGGGAGAAGCAGGCTGCGCAGATTGAGGGTGCTGCTACTGCTAAGGCTTATGATTTGAAGGAGAAAGATTATCAGCGTGGCATTTACGAGTCTGATCGTAATTACAATCTTTCTTTGGCTAAGTACGAGTCGGAGTTGGCTAAGGCTGACACGGGCCAGATTGATGATTTGATTCCGACGTTTTCCACCATGGCTAAGGAACTTTCTTCTAAGAAGGGCACTGGTGGTTACGAGGGGGAGATTACTTATACCGATTCGCGTGACGGCAAGCAGAAAAAGATTGACGTGTCGGGTGTTGCGTTTGATCCTGCTAACAAGTCGCAGGCTCAGCGTGACGCGTTTTGGAAGAAGTATGTTGAGAAGAAGACGGGGGCTAAGATTTCTGGCATTCCTGTGCGGACTGTTGAGCGTGGTACTACGAAGCGCGCGCCTTCCGAGATCGCGGAGATGATGTTTGATTCGGCGGGAACGCTTGGTTCGTTTAGCCAGCAAGAAATCTATAATGCGATTATGCGCACTCCGTTTGGCATGATGAACGCGGCTGCTGTGCGAGAGGCGTATCAGGGGTAATACGTTGCCCCCGGCTTCCCGTAACCCCAAGAAGGGGCCAATCATTATCACGTCTGGGCCGGGTCGTCCTGCTCCGATTAAGAAGCAGCCGCTTCCTGCTTATGGCCCGTACAAGTTGCCGCTTACTGATGTTGAGAAGCGCATTGTAATTAGGAAGCGTACGCCGAAGTTTGTTGAGACTCCTCGTGGTCGTATCGCTACTGGTGGCGGCGGGGTCGGGTTCTTCACGAAGGGCGACAAGGGCAAGATCATGGCTCGTGTTCGCGAGCGCGCTATTGAGCGTCAGGATACGCTTTTTGATCGTGCTGAGAAGAGTCGTCTTGCTGGTGAGCGGAGGGTTGCGACTCCTGATTATTCTAATTTGAGGAAGATTGTTGCGGAGAAGAGGAAGGAGGATGATGATCCCGGGTTCCTTGGTGGGCTGGCGGATGATTTGGGCCTTGACGATTTTTATACGGATAACGTTTTGCCGGTTGTTGGCCGAGCGTTTGGCGAAGTTTTTGAGACGGCGAAGGAGACTTATGGTGTTGGTCTTGTTTCGCCCGGTGTGACGATTGCTCGTGCGGCTGCTGGTGCTGTCGGCAAGGAGCAGGATGTTGATAAGGCTTTTGATTATGCTGCGGAACTTGTTAAGGGTGGTGCGGCTATTGCGAAGACGCAGGGCTTTGATCGGGTTAAGCCTTATGTTGCGAGTGTTATTGATGGGGCTGCTGCTTTGGGTAAGGGTGGTGCTGATGCTGTTGGGAGTGTTGATGATTTCTTGCAGACTGAGGTTCCGATTTATGATTCGGCTAAGACTTGGGCTGATCGTAATGCTGTGCGGCCGACGAAGGATGCTGCTGTTGAGGTTTTGTCTCGCGTAACTAATCAGCCTATTAATCGGCGTATTGATAATGCTGACGAGTTTGATAGGAACTTTATTTATCAGGCGAATGACATTACGCAGCGCGGTCAGGAGCGCGAGTCTGCTGCCCCTCAGGAGCGTCGTGATGTGTGGATCCAGATGGCACTTGGCGAGTATGACGATCCGGCTTGGGATGGCTACGAGTCTCCGTTTACGCGTGAGCAGTTGGGGCGGATGTCGGATTACGAGTTGGCGAATGCTGCTTACGGCACTCACACGAGTAGTATCTCTGCTTTGTTTGAGGCTGCTAAGAATGACTTCAAGAAGATTGGGGCCATGCCTGCTGCTCTTGGTGCGCTTTCTAAGCAGATTGAGAACTCTAAGGACACCGGAGATTTCCGTGGTCTAGGGAATATGGCTGAGTTCCTTGTCCGGCAGGGCGTGTCGAACATGGTTGCTTTGAGCAAGGCTAATATTTATGTGATGACTGGTGGGCAGGCCGGTAATTATGAGGATCTTGTCCGCGCTTTGAAGGCTGAGCCTATCCTTACTGGTCTTGATGTTGCGTCTACGGCAACGATTTATGGTAAGGCTGCGACGTTTGGCTTGAAGTCTGGTGGTGCTCTTACTAAGGCTGGTGCTCTTGCTGGTCGCGTACCGGGTGCTGCTCGTGCCGGTGAGGCGATTGCTGGTAAGGCGGGCAAACTTGCGTATGGGGAACGTTTGGGCGCTCCGCTTATTCGCGGACAGGAGGGGCCGTCTGGTGTTGTTGGCGCTCCGGCTCTTGGCGCTCCGCTCCGCGCTGCCGCTTCTGCTGGTCGTGGCCTTCGCCGCATCGCTGACGTACAGGAAGTACAGGTACGAGACCCGGCCCTAAGCGCCCTTAGTGATGTCACTGGTGTGCAGATCGGCGCTGACCGAACGTTCCGCCCATCGTCTTCCTTCTTCTCCAAGGCTTCTTCCCTGCTGCGCAAGCGGCTCTACGAGGGAACTAACCCAGTGTCTCGCGCTATCTTCAAGCGTGGAGAGGTCGCTGACGCTAGCAAGTTCCGAGCAATTACTTCAGCGGTCGTTGAGGAGTTGGGTACGGAGCGAGCGGCTCCTGTGGTTAAGGCGTTCAAGGAGATCTTTGACGAGAGTCCCGATCTTGCGGTGCGTGTGATGTGGGATTTGAGTGGTGCGGAGTCTGTCCAGTTGCCCTCTGGTTTGGGCGGCAAGGTTATCCAGTTGACTCCGGGTAAGCGCGCTGACGAGTTGGAGAGCATCCTTGCTGGGAAGTTCTGGGTTAAGCAGGGCGGCAAGGAAGGCGATGATGTTTTTAGGTTTAGTGATGAGTCTCCGGGTGAGGACTGGAAGAACGTTGTAGCCCAAAAGCCTAAGGGTCTTGACAAGACTAGGGTTATTCAACTAAACGACATTGAGCGGTCGAACATTGAGCAGAACATTCTTCTGCTTCGTAGGATTGACGAGTTCCCTGAGGAGACTGTTGCGCTGGCAAAGGAGCGCCTTGAGGCTCCCTACCGTGAGCAGTTTGGCGAGACCATTGGTAAGCGTATCGGCGGCCGTAAGGCTCCTGATGGTTCGCTTGTCAGCACAATTGAAACGCAGGAACTGCAGAACATGCGTTATATGGATTCTCTTGATGTGGATATTGATCGTCGTGTTGCGGATATTGATCCTTCGGTTCAGGCAAGGCTGCGGTCTAATCTTGGAATTGGCGCTCCGACTGGATTGAATCGTCGGGCGCTTGCTGGCGTTGCTCGTCTTCAGGATGAGACCATTGCTCGTTTGATGCCGCTTGTTGGTGACGAGTTCCGTGCTGAGATTGAGAAGATTCTTGGCGAAGAAAAGTTGAACATTGAGAAGCGCCTTACCGAACTGCAAGGTCAGCGTGATGCTTCTCTTGAGGCCCAGAAGGTTGTGTCTGAGGTTAGCGATGCGCTGCTTCCCGAGTTGGAGTTGGAGGTCAGACTTCTTGAGGAGAAACTTGGAATTCTTAATGCTGAGAATCCTGCGATTGTCAGGCTCACTTCGGAGGAGGCGTATGACTTTGCTTCTAAGGCTGTGGATTTTTGGAAGGGCTTGTTCAAGAAGACGCCCAGTAGTCCCGATGCTGCTAACAAAGTCGGTTGGGACGAATCGGTTGCCTTCATCGCCCCCGGCGATGCGCTTGTGGAGAAGACCGGCGATGCGACTGGAAGCAACACTGGTGGTGTGTCTGGTTTTTGGACTGGAAAAGACGGGACTAAACTTTATGTAAAGGAATACGACAATAAGGCTCAGGCAATTGGCGAGGTTATTGCTAATGAGATTTATCGTCGTCTTGGTATTTCTTCTCCGGTAAGCAAGATTGTTGGATCTAAGTATGGTTTTAATGGTGCTGTTGGTAACGAGATTGTTCCTGTTTGGAAGTTTGATGGAAATAGTTTTGATCCGGACGAAATTAAGTCTCTTTCCGAAAAGGTTACTAACGGTATTGTTGCTGACCTGTGGCTTGCTAACTGGGATGCTGTTGGGCAGGGTCTTGAGAATATTGGGATTAAGCAGGGAGAACTTGGTGGCCCAATCAGGATTGATCAGGGTGGCGCTCTCTTTCATCGCGCTCAGGGGGAACTGAAGACTACTGAGCAACTAGAAAACTTCGACATTGAAGATTTTGTAACCCAAAATCCTAACTACAAAATAGTTATTAACAATGCTGGTTATGAGACTGTTCGCGAAATTGATGGTCTTGCCCTGCAACTTCTTTCCATCCATAAACTTATTGACGATTCTGGTGGCATTGAAAGTTTTGTAGATGAACTTACGAGGCCGTTCGAACTCCCCCCCACATACGCAAGTAGCCTAGTCAATCTTCTAAAGAAAAGGCTTGCTGTACTTGATAAGCAGATCAAGATTTCTGATGATGATTTGGCAACGTGGGAAAAGTATTTTGTTAAGCCTGATGACGAGGCCAAGGCTGCTAGTGCTGTCGATGTGGCCGATACGGATGTTCCACCCATTAGGCAGTCAAAGATTTCAAAGATGAAGTCGGCGCTTAGTTGGTACATGGGTTCTGGGCATTACTCAATCAACAATGCTCTTCGTGGCAAGACCAGCATGAACGCCGAAAAGCAAGCAGCCGTTAGCGCACTTGACGATCTTTTCGATCTTGCTCCGAGGACTGAGAAGCCTATGGTTCTTTTCCGCGGAATTGGCGAGAAGGACGAGTACGACAATATTGTTCCGGGTGACACTCTTTCCGATAATGCTTTCATTTCTACGTCTTTTGATCCTAAAATTGCTGAGAGTTTTGGAGATGCTAAGCATCCGCAGGGAATTGTTCTAGAGATTTATTTGCCTGAGGGAAGCAAGGCTGTATACGGGCGCGGCGCTAGTGATGAATCGACTGGCAACCTCAGCCCGAACAATTGGGGTGGTGGCGAGAACGAGGTTATTCTCCCTCGCGGTACAGAGTTCTACATTGTTGATGTTGCGAACTATCCAAGTGGTGCAAAGATTGCTCGCGCCTATGCGATCACCCCGGGAAGTGAGTTTTCGGTTGAGGATGTTCCAGAGTTTGGTGGAACCAAGCAGAAGGCGTTCATAGAAAAGAAACTTGCTAAGAAATATGATGAGAGGGATAAGTTGAGTTCGTTGAAGGAATTTGATGAACTTGCCTCCTCTTACGAAGATATCGTGAAGCAAATTCAAGTTGCTGATGCTGAGTACGGAAGGATCAGGGCTGCCCAAGAGGATATTGACATGATCGCTGAGTCGCTTATGCGTGATGTGATTGAGTCTGGCGCTATCCCCACGGGTGCTCGCGTTCATATCCCCACGCTGGGTAGTCCCGAGGGTGCGAGGAAGACGCCGCTTCCCGAGGAGGCGCTTGCTGGTCGCGGCCGCCGCCGTGAAATGCGTAACGTTTATACGGGCCAGTTTGCTTTGCTTGGTTCGTCTAAGGATCTTGAGCGGTTCTCTGGTGCGCTTGCTCGTAATCTCCGCATTCCGTTTATTGCGTTTGAATCGGTGACGCGGTTTACTGATTACCTTATGCGCACTGGTACTACGATCAAGTTTTCTAAGGTTGAGGGTGAGTTTGAAAAGCAGAAGGCCGATCTTCTTGAGGCTGGTCTTATTAACGGCAATGGCGAATTGGGATCCGATTACGTCATTCTTCCTATTAATGAGAAGACCGGGTTCCTTGACGCTAAGTCGTTTAAGAAACTTGATTTCACGCAAGCGGAAAAGGTCGGCACTGCGGGGCGAAGTGATGCTGGTGTTGATGATGCGCAGATTGCTCAGATTTTTAAAGAAGCGTTGGACTCTAACGCGTTTAGGAATCTTGATGAAATTCAGCCGGACACTCGTGTTGTAATTCTTAGCAAGAAGCGCCTTGAGTCTTTGAGGAGCGAGATGGAGGCAGCGGCTAAGCAGCCGGGCCTTCTCCGCAGGATTACGCGTCAGTGGGTGCGCTTTACTTTGACGACACTTCCTCGTACTCCTATTGCCAACGTTGTCGGTTCGGGACTCTTGTCTGCTCTGGGCGGTGGACTTGGCGGGTACGCCGAGGCGATGAGGATTATCCATCGTGGCAGTGCTCCACCAGAGTTGTTGAACAATGGTTTTGCTGGGATGTTTGATGAGGGTGGCGACCTTGTTGTTTCGCCCGAGGGTGGACGCTTCCTCCTTGCTCAGCGGTACATGAATTACCTGTATTACTACAATGTGATGGGCGAAGACCTTGCTCGCTTGTCTGTGTTTATGCAGACCATGAAGCGTGGTGTTAAGGATCCTGCTGCGCGGAAGAAGATTGATGCTGAACTTGCGGAGGTTATGGATCTGAATGATTCGTTCCAGACTCTCCTTGATGCTGTTGCGCGTGGAGAGTTTGCGAATGGGAAGGCTCTTACGCCAGAGTTGATTCGTATTCGTAATGACGCGTTGGATAAGGCTGACGATTTCCTTGGTGGCGCGAGGGGCTTGACGAGCCGTCAGCGTACGATCACTACAATCGTTCCGTTCTGGATGTGGTACAAGCATATCTTTAAGTTGTACTTCTATACGCTTCCGTTCAAGTATCCGGGGCGCTCCCTCACGCTGAACGCTATGGCTCGTCTTGGTGCCGAGGAGTCTGCGCGTAACGGCTTTTACGATTCGTTCTACGAGGACGCGATTAAGATTGGTGAAGAGGTTCGTGGTCAGAATATTTACTCTAGGGGACTGACCACCAACATCTTCCCGTTCAACTTTGGTGGCGCGTTGGAGTACGACGAGGGCGCTCCGGGTGTTCAGTTCGCGTTGTCTAATATTGCTCCGACGCTTACTGTTCCCGCTCGCCTTGCTGGTATTGGGATCCCGGGCGCTCCGATTATTGGGGCCGGTGGTGAGCGCCTTAATCCGGGCGACGTGTTTGCCCCGGGGTATGGTGAGGCTGCTGTTGCTGAGGCTGAGAAGTTGTTTGCTCCGCTTGGTCTAGTGCAAAGCACCATTGCTCCGCGTTCTAGTTTGGCCTTTGATGCGTATCGTTTTGCTACTGGTCAGCCTCTGCCTGAGGCGCAGCAGCGTGGCGAGGGAGAGCAGTACGCTGTTACGCCTCGCGGCATTGGTGGCCTCGGCCTTTCCCGGTCTGTGCTTGACGCGTTCACGCGTAGTTTTGGTGTGAACATTGTCCGCACTCCTGTGCGTGGGCCTGTCGCTGAGCGGCGCATCACGGATGAGCAGGCTCGCCTTGAGGAAGAGGCTCGTAAGCGGTATCGGGAAAGCCTTGGGCTAGACTACTGATATGGCTACATACTTTAGTGACATTGCTCCTACGCTAGCGAAGCGAAGTAAGTTGGATATTCGCATGCCGCTCAAGGACGCGGATGCCGATAGGTCTATTGTTATTCCGAGTGACCCACAGTTTGATGCTAACGCTGGGTCTGCCCCCGCTGGCATTCCTTATGGTGGCGCGCAGGATAGTCGCGTCTTTAATATTGGCGGCTACCCTGTGGCTAAGAGGGGCAACATTATTGGTAGGCCCGGTGCTGGTACGCACAGTATGGGCAACTGGGAGTCGGATAACGCTATTGATATTGCGACGAAGGATGGGACTCCGATCCTCGCTACGCAGGACGGGACTATCTCTAAGACGTTTGCTAGCAGCATGGATCCGAAAAGTCGGATGGCTGGTGTGCAGGTACATTTTAATACTGGTGATAACGAATGGTTCTACACTCACCTGTCTCGCCTTGCCGGTGGAATTAAGGCTGGCACGAAGGTAAAGAAGGGTCAGGTTATCGGCTATAGTGGTAGTGCTAACGGGGTTGGGCATCTTCATCTTGGTGTGAAGAATGGCAACCCTTTGGATCTCTTGGGGCTTCGGTGAGTGAGAGCGAAAACATTGCCATTGTACTTCACAGGCTTGACCAGTTGAAGGCTCAGTTGGATCAGATCCACCTTGAAGTTAAGAAGACGAATGGAAGGGTTACGTCTCTTGAGATGGAGAATGCTAAGTGGAAAGGTTTCGCCGAGGGGCGTAGACTTCATGGCATGATCGCGGCGAGTGTAGTAAGCGGAGGCATTCTTGCTGCTATCATCTGGTTTGTTTCAACAGCGATTTAGTACACCCGACTGGAGAAGAAATGCGTACTCTGATTCTGACTTCGCCCGTGATGCGCGGCGAGGATGTTCGTCTTGCGCAGCGCAGGCTAAACAACTTTGATTGTTACGCTGGCCCAGAGGATGGCATCTTTGGTGAGCAGACGGCTCGCGCTTGTTCGCAGGCTAAGTGGATCCTTGGTTATGCGAACAAGGATGTAAAGCCGATCTATGGTGACACGCTAAACGATTACCTGCTTGGTTTTAAGAAGCCGAGCATCCTTATGCGTCGTCGCGCAAGTAGCCGCGCCAGTAGCAAGTCTCTTGGCGAGAAGGCTTTGCGTGTGGCGCGCGCTTACGTTGGTACTAAGGAGAATCCGCCCGGTTCAAATCGGGTGATGTTCTCTGAGTGGTACGGGATCATCGGGCCGTGGTGCATGATGTTTGTTACCTACTGCTTTGTTGAGGCTGGCAGCAAGGCGTTCAAGCGCGGGTCTCGCTGGGCGTACTGCCCGTTCGCTGTTGAGGACGCTCGTCTCCAGCGGGGGACAAGCATTGTTCCGCGCGGTCAGGAGCGGTCTGGTGATGTTGTGTTCTTCTCGTGGAAGCGTGATAAGTTCCCCGTCCATGTCGGTATCCTTATCAGCGCAAACAAGAACGGAACTATTCTCACAATTGAGGGGAACACTAGCGTTGACAGCGCCTCGGATGGTGGCGAGGTTCAGATCCGGACGCGGGACATTGCGGATGTTGTCTGCTTTGTGCGGGTGGCTGCGTAATGCGTCTGCTCCGCGTACGCGAGAACTTCTCTAAGTCCGCTCCGTATGTGAACCTCTATCCGATTGGCGACACGCACCTTGGTGCCGTCGATACGGATGAGGCTACGCTGCGAGCCGACGTCAAGAAGATTGCTGAAGACCCTCACGCTCGCATCATCTTCATGGGCGACTGTGGTGATTGCATCACGCATCGTGATCCGCGCTTCGCTGCTGGCATGTGGGCGCAGCGTTACATCGAAGCGATGCATCATGAGGGTGGCGTGATTACTGAGACGGTTGAGCATGTGGCAGAAATCTTTGATCCTGTTAGGGATAAGATTTGGGCTTGGCTTTCTGGTAACCATGAGCGTACGATTCGTAAGCACACTGATCGTGAGATTGGTAACGAGATCTGTACGCTGCTCGGGATCCAGTCGAAGTACCTTGGGTACGGCGGCTTTGTCCGTGTTGAGTGGAACAGGGACTCTAGTTCTGGTGGGCCGCAGGCGGTCACTGTCATCGATGCTATGCATGGGTGGCAGGGTGGTCGTCGTTCTGGTTCTAAGTTGAATCAGATGGAAGTAGAGTTGTCTTACACGGATGCGGACATGATCCTTCGTGGGCACTCGCACGACCGGGTCGCTCAGGTTGTCCAGTCGCTGCGCGTTGCTCGTGGTGGTGTGCAGGATTGGCCGCGAGTGATTGCCCACACTGGAACGTACAAGCAGGGCTGGGTCGATAGTGGCGACAGTGAAACGCATGATACTTGGGAGGAGACCAAGGGTTTCCGCAAGCGTGGAACTGCTACCACCGGGCCTCCCGTTATCACCATCATCCCTACCCTAACTCTTGATCGTCCTAGTCGTGTGCGCGAGGGCGGTACCTTGAGTGCAAGTGTCAACTACGAAGTGAGGATCTAACATGAATCTGAATCCTAAGATTGCGTCGGCTGGTGTTGCCGGTGCGGCAACGGTGCTGCTGATCTGGCTGCTGAGCCTTGTCGGCATTGACGTTCCCGTTGAGGCGGCGTCTGCCATCACGGTCATCATCGCGTTCGCTGCTGGGTACATTCGCCCGCAGGGTTCGTGGTCGCCCCGTGACTAACGAGTTTCTGCATCGACTTAATCGTCAGGTACTGCAAGCGAGAGAGCGCGTCATCAGTGGCCAGTTGTGGGCTGCCGATGACGCGCTCCGTGATGTGCAGCGTCAGATAAGAATCGAACTATACGGTGACGTTGTGTTGCCGCCGCGTGAGCGTATGCTCAGTCGTGGCCTGTATCGCAACCGCATGCCTCGCACGGAGGAGTAACCCCTACGCGCTGCCAGCAGGGGTACTCGCAGTCATCATCACAGACGCAGTTCGGCGTACTGATCTTGCCGTCCTTGTGCGGAGTCATTCGGACTCTCCGGTTTCCGTCTGTGTTGCTGGGTTTTCCCATGTCTCTAGATTAGCGCGTGTTACCCACATCGCGTTGGCAACCTTCGCTTCGTTCCACGATGCGTCCGGGTCGGTGTACTTGCGGGCGAAGTCGTAGCGCGCTTTGTTCATGGCTAGGTAGAGCACCATGTCGTACGCTTCTTCGCGCATGTTCTCATGGAACGTGTCCCAGCGCCAGTCAAGCCACTCGCCGTCGTGCTCTCGCGAGCCTGCGATGTATCGCTCCTTCAGTACTTCGCGCAGTGTGGCGGGGCGGAGGATATCCCAGATGTGGAACTCCACTACTTCTCTGATTGAACTTTCGATGTGCTTTTCAATGTCGTCCCAGATTTCAGAACTCATCGTCTGCCTCCAGTTCCATTGCAAGCCTTGGGTTTATCTTAGCCATTTGTTCGTAGGTTATTGTGAACTCTGTGCCGTCGTACCTGACGCCTGTCTTTGGGCCTTCCGTCTTGAGCCTCCACATGTGTTCCCTTAGGCTCATGACGGCGTTGTTTCCCTCTGCGCATGAAATGTCACAGTAGTTCTTGTCATTGTATTCGAACGTTACGCTTGGCTGGAGGGGTGCCCCGCACCGTTCGCAGATGTTGAATCCGAGCGGGGGGGATACCGCTCCGAGGAGCCTGTCTCTTTGGCGGAGTAGCCATGCCGGGTCTTCCTTTGCTTGGTGCCTTGCGCGTTCCATCTTGTATCTGTGGTAGCCGGACGGGTTGTCGATGATCATACCCTTGTCCTTATCCTTCTTGACTGCCTCGTCTACCACGAGGGTTAGGATCCTGTCCCGGTACTCGTCATCCATTGCTCTGCAGCCACTTCATGTCTTCGTCGGTGAGTTCGATTGCTTGCAGTGTTTCGATGCGGTGCGCTAGTGCGATGCAGATTGCGTCCCGCTGGTCTTCGGTTGCCGCTTTCCAGATTGGGTTCATCTCTGGGACGTACTCGGTGATGGCGGCGTGGATCCTGTCCTTCATCTTCTCCCCCTCGGGAAGTGTGTAGGTGTTGCGGATGATCTTCTGCCACGTTGTCGGTGCGTACCACTCACTGTTGGGGCCGCATGCGGATGTCACGGCTCCGACGAGTGGGAGTAGTTTCCCACCGAATCCGACTGGTGATTCGATGGCGATGCTGGTGATGTCAACGGACTGGTCGATGATCTCAAGTAGGGATGAGAGTTTGTAGTGGATCTCTACGCACCGCTCGTTCTGCTTCTTCGATTCGATCTTGAACTCTAGTGCGCCTACGTCGCAGAGTTCTCCGATGACAGGGACGATGCCGATGGCGATGCACTTGCTGCTTACGTCGATGCCGACGATTACTGGCGACCTGTCCTCTGGCTCGTCGTGCGCTGGGTAGAGCGCCTCGGCCATGCAGGACGGGCAGTTGCAGACGGGTTCGGTTGTTTCGTTAGCCATGTCTTCCTAGCGTGAACGCGATGATTACTATTGCTACTAGCAGGATGATTGTATCCGTGCCCATTACTTCCACGACCCGTCGCTGTTGAAGCCACGGAATCCGATCATGCTACTGCATACCCAGCCCGTGTGGCCGTAGCCGGGGTAGGTCTTGTCGGCCCACTTGTAGAAGCGCCACGATGCCCAGATCTGTTCGATGGGCGTGGCTTGGTGCATGTCTTCGGGCTGTCCCTTGCGCTTGTGGATATCCCACAGCACATTGGTCATACCGAGGCCACCCTTGAAGGAGTGGTTGTGGGACTGGTGCCATGCGACACCAGCCCACTTACCCTTGCGCCCGGAGGGCTGCTCGCAAGCGCCAATCTTCAGTGCTGTGTCCACCCAGTGCTGGGGTGGCGCTGTCGCTGCTCCGTATGCGGTGTGCTGTCCCCAGATGAATGCGCCGACGATGACGCAGGTGAAGAGCACTCCGCAGATGAAGCCGCGATCCCATTGGTTAGAACGGGATGTCCGCATCAAAGGTCTCCTGTTTGGGGGCAGGGGTCTGTTCCGCGTCGGGCGCTGCGTCTGCTGCGTCGGACGACTTGCGGGGGTCGAACGGGTAGGCGCGCATGACGCTGACTTCGATCTTGCTGCGCTTCTGTCCGTCCTTCTCCCACTGCTGGTACACGAGTTTACCTTCGACGCAGATGCGGCGGCCCTTGGCGCAGTTGGAGATGATCTCTCCGGTCTTGCCGAAGGCAACGCAGTCGATGAAGTTGGTGCGCTCCTGCTCGCTGCCGTCCTTGCTGCGCCACTTCTCGTTGTGGGCGACGGTGAACTTGATGGCTACGCCGTTCGGCTCTGGGTCGCGAACGAGATTGCCGATTAGATATACGCTGTTCATTTGTTCTTGTGCCTTTCAATCAGGGTGTCGATCAGGTACACGGGTGCTGACATGACTTCGATGATCATGCTGGCCGCACAATACAGCACCGTGGTGACGATTACCACACATGGGATACCGATGATTAGATATATGATGTCGCCCATCAGATGCTTCCGATGGGGGTGACGGTTCGGTTCTTGCTGCCGTAGTCGCAGCGGGAGTAGAACTCGCAGTACTTCTCCGAGCATGCCCATGTCCCTCGTCCGAGGGGCGCGAACGAGCCGGACTCGCACGAGTTCTCCATCATGGCGATGGTTGCGCGGGCGTAGCCGTTGGCTAGTTCGATGGTCTTGTCTACGTTCTCGTCCTTGACGTGGATCGTTTCGATGCGGCCGGGTGTCTTGCGGCCAATGTCTACTACGTTCCATCCGCGCCCGACGACTGGCTCGTCCTGTGTCGCGACCATGCCCGCAGTGTAGATGGTCAACTGCTCGTCGATGGCTGCGATCTCATGCGAGTAGCGGCCGCTGCGCTTCTTCATCGTGGACTTGTTGTCGGTGACGATGAGTCCGCCTGCGGCTGCGCTCATTTCGACGAGGTCGATGTTGCCGATGAGTAGCACGTCTGGAGTGAGGCTGTACTCTAGGAAGTGCTGGACGTACTGCACGTCGGTCTCTGCTGCGAGCACAGCGTACTCGCGGATGGCGCTCATCATCTTGCCCATGAGGTCGTCGTCTCCGGCGATGTCGGTCTCGTCGAAGTCTGTGTCTGGTGCGTTCCAGTACTCCAGTGCTGCGCCGATGCCAGCCTCCTCGTCGACGGGCTTGTCGTCCATGCGCTGACGCAGCATCTCGTTCGCTGCCTTGTCGAATGCGCTGCCTACCTTGACGCGGCCGGGCAGGGTGCCCTTGATGCCGTCGACGTAGCGGTACTCGTATGCCTTGGGGCACTGCTTGTACATGCGCATCTGGCTGTACGAAACTAGGGCCATGCCGTCGTCGTTCTTCTTGGGTAGGTTACTCATCGGTTGCGATCTCCTCTAAGTCTTTGATGATCTTGGCTTCGTTGTTGGCGACGAACTCTGCGGGGGTGCCCTCGGGGATGGGCGCTGCCTGAGCCTTGACCCACGCTTCGATGTCGCGCGCTACCTCGGGGTGGTTACCTACCTGCTCTGCGAACAGTTCGAACGTGGTGGCGTTCTCGTCGATGATCCCACGGATGCTGAGAACCTGCTTGATCTTATCTCGCTTTGCCTTGCTCCAGCCCTTGGCCTGAGTCAGGACGTGATCCTGCGGGGACGGCTCGGGGGCTGCGGACTCTAGGTCGCTCTTGCTCCAGAGGTTCAGCGCGATGCCGAACCGCATGGCTGCGTTGCGGATGCCGTCGCCGATGATCTCCTTGATGAGGTCGCCGTCGGAGCGGCGCTCGTTCGGCTCCACTCCGCCGTACCCGATGCGGGCGTGGTCGAAGATGTTGAGCCTGATCCACATGCCAGTCGGTCGGCCCTCGGCGTTGCGGTCAAGGACGGGGCTGCCGTTCTCGTCGTAGCCTAGGGGCGACCAGTGCCAGAGCGGGTCGTGGCGGAGGAGCATCTCGGTGACGGCGGCGTGGCCGACGTATGAAAGATTAGTTCCGCCCTTGGGCTTGGTCTCAACGAGACTGGGGTGTGGGGTGCGCAGGTCTGCATGCAGTTCCCGCAGCGCCTTGATCCGCTCTGCGTCGGGCAGGTCTGCTGCGTCAACGTATTCCGGCATCGTGTCTTCTCCTTAGGCACTCTTGGATGTGCCTGTTGATGGCGTCCCGGTTCCACATGGGACGCTTCTTTTGGGGTGTGCTCACTACGAGCAGGGGTGGTGGTACTCGGTGCCCGTGGTTCGGGTGTCCGGGTTTGGGTAGGTGGACGCTGTGCTTATCACACATGCGTCTGGCTTCTTCGTAACTGATTAGGTCTGTGAAGTCTTTGGGGAGAAACTTCTCTGCTCCACAATGGTCTTTGACGACGTAGCCACTGGCCTGCTTGTCGTCGCAGGCGCAGTGGAACTTACCTTCATCACGGTAGTACAACTTGTCTTCCGCCGCGAAGTGTTTGTATATCTGCGGCTTGCCTCCCTTGTTCTTGACCTTGGGCTTTCTCATTGTCCCGCTGATGTATGTCTTAGTACTCTGGGAGTTCATGGATCAGGCTCTTCCATATCATCTGCGGGCGGTGGTGGCACTCTGGTCGGTTCGACTTGACGTAGTCGTCGGTGCCGCAGATCTTGTCCTCGCGCGCCACCCGTCGCATGACTGCGCCGATTGCTCGCGGCTCATGCGTTTGAAACTGTGGGTAGAGGTAAGACATTTTCTGCCACACGTTGTCTGTCGTAAAGAGCGGCTGCTCCTCTGCGACTAGGCAGCATGCGAGATACGCTGCCTCTGCCCAGTCGGGGTTGGTGTTCTTCTCTACTCGGTCGATGGCTTCGTCGCGAGCGGCGATTGCTGCGTTGATTCCGTTAGGCGTGTGCACGAGTGGAACGCCGTGCTGGCGAAGGACGTCTTCGATTGTCATCTGCTCGTCAGGCATCTTCCCTCCCGGTGATGCAGAAGGTGGAGCCGCTGATGGAGCCGCCCATGGGCATGATGTACAGGTGGTTCTTGCCCGTCGGGCTGGGGACCACGGTCGCGTCACCGTGAACATGCTCAGCAATGCGGCGCAGGTCGATGTGCTGCCCCGGCTGGTCGATCCAGTTGATCGTCTCCTCGGGGTCAATGACGAGGATGTTGACGTGGATATCTCTTTCGATGGTGACGAGGCCGAACCGGGAGATGGCGTCCCTCGTCATGGCCTTGGCCACTTTGTTGATCGTGTCGATCTCTCCGACGAACGTGGTCATGCGCTCTGCGATCTGCGCCTCGGTGTACGTCATGTCGTCGGGGTTAGGAGTCAGGTCGTAGTCGTCCTGCTCGCGGATGTGCATGGTCATCTCTTACCTCCTGAATGGGTGTGTGCCTTCTGGTCGTAGCGTACCGCTACTTCATTACTGGGTGTGTTTGGGTTTTGTAAATCTTGACACCCCCTCTGGCTGCGGGGAAGGGGACGCAACCAAAGGGGGGAGGGACTTGTCCCTCAGCGACGGGCAAGGCGCGCCGCCGTCAAGTTGTACAGGCACACCCTACCTGCGGAGCCTATGGTAGCAGGCTCACGGCTTGGTGTCGGGTGTGTCCTCTGCGGCCTTCGGGGTGGGGGGCGGGTCGCTCTTGCTGGGGAAGTTCTCAGTCAGCCAAGCCCGGTAGTCTCGCCCACCGTCGAAGTCGATATAGCGTACTTTTCTTTTTGTTTCTGGTTTCTTTTCCATGGCTAGAGCATATCACCCCACGTTGTGTCATCGATAACGCGGTCGTCAATGTAGAGCATGTCGATCCACACTCGCTGATACGCACTGTGGTGTCGCTCGTCAGTGATAGAAGACTTGAAGTTGTCGTAGTCGATGTCGTCTGCCATTCGTGCGACTGCTGCTGCCCACGCTGGCTTGCTGCAGCGCAGGCGGTATCCGTAGTCGGCGAGGGTGTCTAGCCACCACGCGTCCTTCATCTGCATGAAGTAACTAATGTTAACGATGTCCTGTTCGCAGCGCGCCCTGACAATCACGCCGCCCTTATTGTCTCGGTCTTCTACGGTTGAGAAGAATCCTAGTTTAGTCATCATCCACATGGGTCGGCCTCCGGGTTCTGTCGGTAGTAGATCCCGAGCATGATGTCGGGAAGGATCTCGGTGTCGTCTTGTGACGCCTCGTATAGTGCGCGCCCCTCCTCTGGGGTGAGGTCGTCGGCGTCGACGATCAGCATGTCGTGGGCTGCGCATGCGCCGTGCGAATGGTCAGCCATGCTGTACCACAGGATGTTCTTCGGCATCTTGTTCCTTTCGTTTGATGGTGGATCTCACCCCCGCCCGGAGCGATGGATAGGTCGGGCGGGGGTGGATTCGGTTAGGCGGCGAGCGCCACGGCCACGCTGCGATCCTTGAGCGTGACGTTCTGGTTTGCGCCGAGCAGGTTCTGGTCGATGAACCTGTCGTCGGAGCGGTGAGTCTTGCTCCAGTCGACGTACTCGGCGACGGCCTGCACGAAGCCCCACTTGGTGTTCTTGACGTTCGCGAGGTTGTCCACGTCCCATGCTGCGTGGATTGCCTCGCGCGTGTTCTGCGCGATGGTCAGTCCGCGTGTGCTCTCCTCGTCCTTCGGGGCGGGGAGCGGGACGAGCATCTCCAGCATCCGGTCGAACGAGATGCGGTTGATGGGCTGCCGGATGAGGCTGTCGCCCAGCGTTTGCAACTGGTCGAAGTACTCGTTGCTGAAGCCGAGCATGTCACGCGCGTCCCGCACCTTGTCGGTCACGTTCGGCGTGTGCCTGCCCTTCCACATGTTCTTAGTTCCCTGCATGCTCCACTGCAGCGTGTTCTGGCAGACCACACGGACCGGCGTGGTGTAGACGCTGAGCGACGTGTTCCCGTCGTGCCCGTTGCAGAGGGCGACGAAGGGGTCGATGCGCTCCGACTCGTCGCCACCGATCAGGATGTCCCGGTTCAGGCGAGCGAGCGCCCAGACCTTGCGCCCGTTGAACAGGCTACCTGCGGTGTGGTAGTGCGCGTCACCCTTGCCGATGATCTCGTCGAAGAAGTCGAACGCGTCGACGTTCTGGACGATCTTGTAGCGGGGGGTGACGATGCCGAGCGTGCCGTTCGTGTCCATGCGGACGTTCGCGACCTTGTCGGGGATGAGCGTGGTCGTGTCGGGCATGTCGTCGCCGTTGGGGACGTGGACGTGGATGTCGTGCTGCTCCACCGTCCAGTCCAGTCCGGCGAGGCGGATGGCCTCGGCGCTGGTGACCACGTCCTCGTCGATGACGGTGCCGAGGCGGTGCCATGCGGGCTGGCGTCCACCGTAGAAGGCTCCGTCGTTCTCAAGGATGCCACCGGTTGCGTGTTCGATCATGTTTCCTTCTCCGTTCTTGGGGTGTACCCATACCGTACCACAGGTTAGAGTATGGCTGTTGTTATGATTTGGTAAGGAGTTCTTACCGGGGAACCGCGCCCAGCCGCATCGCATTGGTGGATGCGGGGGGATTACTCGGGCCTAACAAACCCGATTTTCCATTTAGCCCCGTTGTTAGCGGGTCGTGGTTCCCTTGGGAGAGGTTCGCCAGTACTGGCTAGCCTGTCCGCAGACACCCCCGTCGTGGCGGGTGTTTCGTCCGGCGCTCATCAGTGCGGGATGCCGGATGGGTAGTGCTACGCCTTGCAGACGTTCTGGATGTCGAAGTCGTACGAGTCGAAGTCGTAGTCCTCTACTCCGTGGACGTCGACGGTGACCTCGTTGGACAGGTGCTCGCCGACGCCCTCCAGCGCGTCGTCCTCGCTGTCGCCGCTGATGATGATCGTCATGGTGACGGGCACCGTGATACGGATCTCATACTCGGAGGTCAGGTCCATGATGTCGTAATTGATGACGAGGTTGGCGAATCTCTCGTCGTTCTCGCAGGCCCGGCGCATGCCTTCCTCGGCGATGGTTGCCATCTCACGGAGCAGGGCGACGGCTACGTTCATGTCTCCGATTGTCTTGAGGTTGGCCCGGCGAAGTTCTTCGATGATGGTGAGGCGGTCGTCGTTCTCTGCGCTGATCTCGCGGATCTGGGCGCGGAGCACGTCGGTGTCTGCGGTGTCGGTGTCGATGGTGTTCATGGTGTCCCCTTCTGGTGGTGTACCCATACTATGCCACATGATTGTGGCTGAGTTTGTAAAAAGTTTGTAAGGATTTCTATCTCAGGTCGACGGTTCGGATGCGGTGGATGCACCCGAGCCGTCCGTTCGGGTTCAGGCAGAGCCGGTTCCCGTTCTCCCGCTCTCGGTAGTGCGCGTTCCCATTGTCGTCGTGCCCCATGTACTCCCACGGGAGTGCCTCCCCTGCCCCGTTGCGTCGGCAGTAGCGCCGTAGCGGGGTGAAGTCGTGTGTAGGATCGTATTTCATGCTGCCCCCTCCGGGTAGTCGTAGTCGCCCGCGTATTCGTTACGCTCGGCCGACGATAGTGCGTCCAGCATGAGCCGACGCGTAGCGTACACGTCGCTGAAGTGCGGCGACAATTCGGATCCGGGCAGGTTCAGCCAGTACCGTAGCCCTTCGGCGACGTGCCCGATCTCTGCGATGGTCAGTGTATCGGCGATGATATCGGCGCGCTTCTCTGTCTTGTCCATAGTTTTATCGTACCCCTTGTCTGGTGCGTAGTGTGTTCGGATTTTGTAAGGATCACGGAGCCTGCAGGAATCCGTGCCGCGTCCCCTGCATGCCGCGCGCATTCCCCTTCGCGCGTAGCCCGACGATCACGCCGCCCGCGTCAGCGAATCGGAGGTCGTGCGCGTCCCCGTCGATGACGGGATACGTGCCTCCCCACGGTGCCGTCCACGTTGCGGGCAGCGGTGCCCCCTTGCGGGTGGCGAAGACTACTGCTACGCGGTGCCCGGCTTCCAGATAACGGCGCGCCGCCTCTCCCTGCCCGCCCGGGTAGGAATACGTCACGTCGATGCCGTGCTCGGCAGCGTCAGGCTTCGGCCGCTTCGTGTAGTCGTACAGGATGCAGCCCTCCGCGATAGCGTGGGCTACCACCTCGGGGAACGTGCGATGCCAAGCGATATCGGACGTGCCGTTCAGGCGCAGCGCGGGCGTGAGGCCATGCCGTCGCGCGTTGCGGGCATGATTCGTGATCTCGCGACAGATGCGGGCGCTAAACCCTTCCGGGTCAAGGATCATCCGGGCGGTGCGACGAATCCGGCTAGCCTGAATCACGTTCCACCCGCTAGCGTCAAGGCCAATACCTCCCCGGCCCGAAGTGTTCAGGCAGACGGCGGTACATTCGACGCTAGCCCATGGGCATACGTTGGCACCCGACATGGTGGCGGGCGCTAGGTGCAGGACGGCGGGCAAGTAGCCCATATCGGCGGCACCCTTCGCCACTTTCGGGTTGGTGGTGGTGAGCAGGCTACCCTCCGACTTGACCGGGTAGTGCTCATCGATGGCGGCCACCGTTGCGGTGACGGCGCGTAGTACGCGGTTGCTATAGGTCATTTTGTCCCCCTTCGGACTGATTCCATTATGCCACGAACCCGTGGCCGTACTTGTAAGGATTCCGTAAGGATTACGGGCTGAGTAGCCCCGCCGACTTGGTCTCCCGCCGCCACTTCGCGGCCGCGTTGCCGTAGTCCTGATACAGGCTATGGATGGTGCCCCACGCGTGAAGGCTCATCACCTCCCCGAGCACCTCCTCGGTGTAGCCCAATCGCGCCATGGCATCATTGGCCGCATCCATCGCATCCAGCGCCCGGTTCAGCGCGAACGCCGCTTCGCGGTATTCCTTCGTGATCATCATTGCCACCCCTTCCGTTGGTGTACCCACACTATAACGCACCCCGGCGGCGAAGTTTGTAAAGATTCCGTAAGGATTCGACAAGCCCCCACGCCCGAGCGCGCGCGTACCTTCCCCTTCCTCCTGCCCTCCGGGCGCACTCCGAACCGCCTAGCCTATCCAATGGGGGGTGCCGGGATTCGAACCCGGCAGGGCCAGCCACCCCCCACGCGCCTACCCGATACGTAGCACCCGGCAGGCTTCCCGCGCCTGCTCCCGCTCCTCGGGCGTCAGCACCTCCCCGGCCTTCATCCGCGCAATCAGACGCGCTAGCCGCTTTTCCGCCGGACTCACGACGCCGCCGCCATCCGCGCCGCGCGCTGCGCCCACTTTTCCCGGGATCCCTCACGATACCCGCCACGCTTGCCGTGCTGAGTCCGCCCAATCGGCCGCGACTTGCAGGCCCACGCGGGCACCCGCGCATCCGGCAAAACCGTGACCACGAACACGCGGCCATCGATCACGCGGAACCCGGAACCCGTAGGCACCGGCACCCCGTCACGCTGAACGCCCACGAACCGGCCACCCGCGCCGCGTAGCAGCACTCCGCCACCAAATGCGGGCACCCCCGTGGGGGCGATCATGCCGTCACCCCCTTCGCGCGAACCGGGAACCGCTGCGCCATAAACGCGCCGAACGAATCGCCATGCATCCCGAACAATAGCGCCGCGACGATATCCCGCACGTCGCGCTCACACTTGCCATCGATCAGGGCCAGCCACTTATCCCCGCAAACGTGCGGGCCAGCCGCCCCACGCTGTACCCCCAACTTCCACGCCGTGCTCAAGTCCTGCCGCTTCGCAGCGTTCATACTGCACCCCTTCCATTCGGTGTTCACCCATCATAGCAGACGAATCACCACCAAACCAAACCTTTACATAATCCTTACAACTACAACCCGCCGATGGTGTGTGCGTCCTTCGCGCGCGTTGGCCCCTACCCCGCGCCGTGCGCGCCCGCGCTATCTACGCCGCCCGCCCGCCCGAGCGAGAACCCCACCCGCGCCGCCCGACGTCGTACCCATCCTCGGGCTTTCTTTTTTGTGGGTACGATTTTTGTGTAGGCTTCTTCTCAGGATGATGGTTGTGCCAGTTCTTCTTTGGCCCTCCTAGCCTTGTGGCTAACCGTCTTCCGTTTTACGTGCTTGACGTCCCTGCACGATCCGGCCTAGCCGTTGCCGGGACATTGTCTGGTCGTCTGATGGCAGTCCGTGGTGCGGTTTCTGCGTCAGTGCTTCGACGAGGCTTGCGGTTACTGTGTGCCGTTTCTCCTAAGCGGGGGATTCGGCGTTATGTTTAGAGTATCACGACTCGGTGTGTAGGTTTTCTACACTGTGGGTGGTGTTGGTGTGTAAATATCGTACATATGCACGATAAATCGTATGTTCGTGACTACTGCTGTTGTGCTATTGTCGCTTTATGAGCAGCAACAAGCGCATGATGCGCACCTACACCAAGTACGAAGATGAACTTCGCCAGTTCAATGATGCTCAAAGCATTCGCAGGGGGAAGAAAAAGGATGGAAACCCACCATCATTCTTCAAAGACTTGTTTGACTATAAGCAGCCACGCAGAAACAATCGTGGATGCGGCGACATCAAGTGGATCATTCCCCTCACTGGAGAGATCCAGACGATTCACTGTGATCAAGTGTCTACAGCGTTCCAGCATATGCGCGCCCCTAAGGGAAAGCAGTACGCGCTTCGCAGTGATCGCAGAGATCTGGCCGACGAGGCAGCATAATGGCTAGCGAAGAGACCGAACTCAAGTACTTTGGCGAAGAAGCACGAGCAAGTATCCTAGAAATGGCGCGACACCCCGTGGCCCTAACAACTATCGCCCAAGCACACGGCATCCCCGCACAGACACTCAGAGACCGCACAGAAGAAGAAGACGAATTCGGCGTTGCGTTCCAAAAACTCCGAGCAAAACTACAAGCCAACCTCGTAGGCAACGTGATGGATCGCGGAGATACTGACTGGCGCATGCATGCCCACCTACTTGAACGTCTCTTCCCGACGGGCTACGCCAAAGAAAAAGCCAACACAATCAAGATCGAAGCATCGGCATTTGATTGGAACCAGTTAGGCCGCATTACAGAGAAAGACCTGCCCAAGCGCGAAACAAAGCAGATCGAAGCCGAGAGTGTACAAATCAATGACTGAACCATTCCACACCAATCGCGACCCGGGCGACGAGAATGACTACTTTGACCTCTTTCTCAAATGGCTAAACGCACAAGACGAACCCTCCCCGCCCAAGGGAAAAAACTATTACCTAATACCCGACGAAAACGGTTGCCTCAGTATTTCCACCACCCCGGAAATAGACAGGACATAACGTGTCGCGCCAAATCGACGCACAAGAAAAACGCCGCAAACCCCGCGCAGGAACCAAAAAGCGCATCGTCAACGACGTACCCGAAGACCAGTTCGACCTACGAAAAAAAATCCTTTTAGATCCCGACTGGATATACCCCAACCTCCTAGGCATGCAGCCATGGAGCAAACAATGGGAAGTCATCCGCAGCGTACGAGACAACAAGCGCACCGCAGTACGATCCTGCCACGGCTCTGGCAAGACAGCAGTAGCCGCAGCCGTCGTCCTAGAGTTCATGTTGCAAGGGCCATGTCGCGTAATCACGACTGCGCCGACATGGTCACAGGTCGAACAGTTGCTCTGGCGAGAAATTGCTCAGCGTCATCGACATATTGACCCCGCCTTTGGAAAACTTTTCAAGACGCAACTTGAAGTAGCCCCAGACTGGTTTGCCATCGGACTGTCCACTGACACCCCGGAACGTTTTCAAGGCCACCACGCCCCCCGAATGCTCTTGGTAGTTGATGAGGCGAGTGGTGTAGATGACGCCATCTACGAAGCCTCCGAAGGATTCCTCACCGCCGACGGCGCTCGCGTCCTTCTTATCGGAAACCCGACCCGTACTACTGGAACGTTCTACCGAGCGTTCAAACCAGATTCTGGGTGGCATAGAGTACATATTAGCGCATTCGACTCTCCCAACTTTACCGGAGAAGAAGTACACGAAAACGCTGCGCGAGCACTCGTAACACCAGAATGGGCATCTGACGCAGCAATCCAGTGGGGCGTTGACTCTCCCGCATACAAAATCCGCGTACTAGGAGACTTCGCGGAAACAACGGGCCGCCAATTCTTCCAGTTCATGCAGAAACTCCAATACATTGAGCCTAAAAAGAAGGGCCGCATGCTCGGCCAGCCCGTCAAGGGCGGCACGGTACGCTTCTACGAAGACACAAGCGGGCCAGTAAAGATCTACCACGCCCCAGTCAAGGACAGGCGCTACATAGTTTTTGCCGACGTGGCCGGAAGTGTTACAGAAGACACTTTTCAATCCCGTGTAACAAATTACGACTCCACAGACGGGTCGGATTACGCAGCAGCAGTAGTCATTGATGCAGAAAATGGTCAAATCTGTGCAGAATTTCACGGAAGACCAGCACTAGACGAGTACGCAGAAGAACTCGGCCGCATCGCACACACCTATAACAAGGCGCTACTAGCAGTAGAGCGCAACAGCATGGGCCAAGCAGTACTTCTAATGCTAACCACTACGTTTAACTATCCGAATCTGTACAGACCCAAGCATGTCAACAGTACGCGCCCGGATCTTGACCGAAAAATTGGTTGGAACACTAACCAGTCCACCCGGCCCCGCATGCTAAGCGCACTACAAGCACAAATTCGTGATCATCCCGAAACAATCTGCAGTGAACGTCTGATTGACGAGTTGAAAACGTTTGTTTACGACAAGCGTGGCCGCGAAGGCGCTGATTATGGGTGCCACGACGATATGGTGATGGCTGCTGGCGGCGCTTTTGCTGTTATGCAGGAAACGATGTACAGGCCGATTGATCTTCGCCCGCCACAGCGTAGAAAAAGTTCTACAACGATTACAAAGCGCGCACCGCGCGTATGATAAAGTTTTTATATGTCTAACAGTAGTGATGCTTGGCAGCGCAAAGAAGGAAAAAACCCATCCGGTGGGCTAAACGCTGCTGGCAGAGCATCGTACAACAGACAAAACCCCGGCAAGCCCGGCCTCAAGCCTCCCGTCAAGCGCGCCCAAGCGGCACGATCACCAGAACACGCAGCGCGCAGGCGCTCATTCTGTGATCGCATGATGGGAATGAAGAAAAAGTTGACTAGCGCCAAGACGGCAAACGATCCGAACAGTCGAATCAATAAGTCGTTGCGGGCGTGGGACTGCTAGTCGGTAATACTACTGATATACTTTTAGGGTATGCTTAATAGCCTCCCAGAAAATGGCCACTAAAGGCCGGAGAGAAAACAATGCCGAAGCGTCCAGCGCCAATGAAGAAGAAGCCGAAGCCGACCAAGGCAGCCGCTTCCACTAACGTCCGTCCCAATGCTGTCAAGAATTTCTTGAAGAAGTACTCGCAGGGAATGCGCTAATGGGTATCATGCCCCCCGCAGAAGGCGCACCGATGCCCGGCCCCGCAATGGGCGCACCCGGCATGGAGCCAGCCCCCGCAACGCAGATGCTCGGCCCGCTCGCAATGCTTTCGCAGCAGCAGCAGCAGGCGCTCGGCATGCAGCAGCAGCAGCAGATGATGCTTCGTGAGGCTATGAAGCAGCAGATCCTCCGCCTTGTCAGCATGATGCCGATGCCTAATCCGGCTGGTGCCGCTGCTCGTACTGAGCCGCTTCCCCAGTCGATGGGTGAAGAGGGCATGATGGAAAACGAAGAGTCTCCGTCTGGTATGGCTGAGGATCAGAATGAGGAGATGTACTAATGGCTTGGACCGACCCCACCCGTTATCCGAACAGCATGGAAATTGCTGATAACGAGGCGTTTCTTAACACGAACGTTATCGACAACCTTGTTTACCTGAAGGCAAACAGTGGTGGAAGCGATGTTGTATTTGCAGCCACATCAGATCAGGCAAATCTGTTTACAACGGCTCCAACACTTGGCAATTGGACAGATCTTGTAACAACTGGCGCAACCCGTAGCGGAACAGATATTACGCTTACGCAGACGGGTATCTACGAAATCTTTTTTACTGCCACAATTAGCAACACATCCAGTGGACTGACAAACGTTTACATCAACAACGTTGCGAACTCTCGTCGGTACGCCAATTTCTATGAAACATTTAATGGTGGAAAAACCGTAAATCTTCATTTTACTGGTTCCCTGCCCGCTGCAACAGCAATCAACATCAAAGTATCGTCTGCCGTAACCGGAGTGTGGGCACCGTACGGTAGTTACGATCCGCATTGTATTGTGATTCGAAAGATTGGATAATTAGATGCCCATCAACAATTTCCAAGCCAAAGACGCTTCGCTACCGTCCTACTCTCGCGCTCTTGCCGTCACGCCAAACAACTCCACGGATCTCGTGGAAACGACTCGCGCAATTATCGTTGACCACGCAACTCTGCAGCATGCAATGGTCAGCGTTATCCTCATGGGCGACACGGCTGCCGTCACAATCCCTATTCGCACAGGCGTTGTGACTCCGCTTCGCGTTACCCGTGTCCGCGCTACTGGCACGGACGCAGCAACCGTTATTGCTCTATACTAAAAATATGGAGCCTTACGACGAGCGAGAATTGCTTGCGCGATTCAACAAGTGTTTCGACTCTGCAAAAGCACCACACACCGCTCGCGTAAACAAGTACGAGAAGTGCGACGACGCCTATAACGCTGTCCTAAAGCCGCGCGACGATGATTGGCAGAGTGATCTGCACCCGCCATACGTCATGCAGATCATTGAGTTGCTCGCCAGCAACATGATTGATGAGAATCAGCGCGCCAAAGTTCTCTCCGCCCAGCCCGCAAATGACGAGTCCGCCAACCTGCACGAGCACCTGCTCAACCAGCAGCGCGAGGCTGATCGTTATCACGAAAAGTTGGTGCCATTTGTTCTGCAGGCACTTATCCGTGGCTTTACGGTAGGCAAGATTACTTGGCGCGAAGAGTGGCGCAAGGTAAAGCAGCGAGATTTTCAGCCCTCGCCGTTTGGTTCGCAGATGATTGGCAAGGTCACGGAGACTCGCGTACCGTATCGCCAGCAGCCCGGCTTTGTTGTCATCGATGCTAAGCAGTTCTTGTGGGATCCGACGGCGCATTCTATTGACGATGCTTCCGAAGTTTTCCATGTGACGTACGAAAACAAGAAGTCACTCAAGGCTAGTGGCGTCTACGAAAACGTTGACGAGATTAGTGATGGCGCGTCTAGCGAGTTTGAAGGAACTAACGCTAACAAGCGCAAGGGCCGCGTTGAAGTTATTGAGTGGTGGCACCGTGAGGGTGACGAGATTTACCTCACCACTATCGCTAATCGTGGCACGATCCTGCGTCACGAGTGCAGCCCGTTCTGGCATGGCGAGTTCCCATTTGTTACCGCCTCGCCAATGCCTAGCCTGTTTGAACTCGCCGGGCATAGCGTTGTCGAAATGATTGCTGATATTCAGGCAGCGTTGTGGGAGATGCAGAACCATCGCATTGACAACACTCGTTTCATGTCAAACGCTGCCGTGTTTGTTGATCCGTCCGCCGAGCAGCAGGACTTTCGCCTTATGCCGGGCGGCATTCTTCGCGCTCGTCCCGATCAGATTCAAGCGTGGCAGCCCGCCACCAGCATCATTGGGCCTACCGTTCAGGCAGAAGAGTTGCTCAAGGGCGACCTGCAGAACCTCAGTGGCGCTGTCGCCTACCTGAGCGGCGCTTCTAATTCGCAGATGGATCAGAGCACCGCCACCGGTATTAGCATTATCCAGAACATGGCAACAAAGCGCATCATGCGCATGAAGCAGCAGATCCTATTTGCTCTCAAGCGCGTCGGCGAGCAGCAGATTGCTTTGAACCAGCAGTTGCTTCCCCCCAACGTCGCTATCCGTATTGATCGTGGCGCTGCGGCTATTGAGTGGAAGGCCGCTAATCCGGCGATGCTTCAGGGTAAGTATGAGTATGTCGTGGAGGACGCGGCAGAGTCTCTTATTCGGCAGGAGAAGCGCGCCGAAGCCCTTGCCAAGGCTAACTTTTTGACTGCTAACTATATGCTTATGCAGCAGGCTGGCATCACTCTTGACCTGAAGAAGGTTGTAGAGGATGTCACCGAAGCGTTTAGTGAGGAACCTTCCAAGTACTTCAAGGAAGAGCCTCCCACGATGCCCGCCCCGCAACTGGTCGGCGGTGGAGGGGCGGCGGCGGCACCGACACCCGAGGCAATGGCTGCTGGAGGAGGGCAGGGCGGTATGCCTGCTGCTGCTCCCGAGGCTAACGCTGAGGCCGGTGCCGCCGTGCCACCCCCTGAGGCCGCATGAGCAATCTGCTTGACTCCTTGTTGAGTCAGACAAGTTGGGTTGCGGTAGAAGAAGAACTTACGCGCCGTAAAGATGTGCTTTTGCGCCAGATGGTGTACGATAATCTTAGTTACGAGGATTACTTGCGACTAAGTGGCGAAGTCAAAGGACTTGATTTCGTCATCAAACTAAAGTCAAGGAGACTAAACAGTGTCTGACGATGACATCCTGATGGAGACGATCCGAGCGGCTCAGGTAGACGAAGAGCCTCTGGACGACCAGCCCGTTGAGGAGCATCCGGTTGCCGAGCAGAGCGAAGAGGAAGATTCTCGCGTATTTGCTGGCAAGTACCAGAATGCTGATGATCTTGAGAATGCTTACCTAGAGTTGCAGCGTAAGTTTCACGAGTCGCGCCAGCCCGACCCCGAGCCAGAGTATGAGCAGCCCGCTGCTCCCCAGTACTTTGGTCAGGAGCCTACGACTGAGGCCGAGGTTGTGTCGTTTGCTGAGCAGGATCCGTCAAACGCTGCAATGTGGGTGCTGAGCAATAGTGATCGGCTTCCAGATGATCTTGCTAATGCGGTGCTTGAGCATTGGTGGACGCAGAAGCCGTGGGAGGCAACCCAGTACTTCATGGAGCAGCGCCTGAACACTGAGCGCGACCAGTTGGCGGACATGACGATGCCGCTGCTTGAGCAGCATGAGCGCGCCGTGATGATGGACGCTTACGAAATGATCGTTGACGCCGTGCCGGATTATGACGAGTATCAGGAGCGCGTCGAACAGTTTATTGATGAGCGTGACGTTAGTGGCATCATTCCTCCGGGCAGTGAGACTGACCCGGTTGCGCTAGCCGAAGGAATTGGTACAATTGTAGGGATTATTAAGTGGCACGAATATCAGACTGCCATGCGTAATCAGGGGATGATTGTCCCCGATCAAGAAATCGCTCAGGCTCCAATGGTCAGTACGCGGAATACGACAAACCCCGCAGACCTTGGTAGTGATGAGGCAGACGACTTGATTCGGAACATGATTCTCAACGCCTAAGCGGGCCGCCTGACCAGAGCGACACCCCACTAGGGTTTTCGACCAGATTCAAAATGAAAACCAAAGTAGGAGGTTCGGGCTATGCCTGTTACCGTTGTTAGTGGAGTCGTCAGTGACGATGTATCCACCCTTTTGCAGGCCCGCCGTGTCGTTGACATGGATCCTGTTATCAAGCAGTTGGAGCCGGACGACGCTCCGTTTACTGTCATGCTTTCGCAGGTGTCTTCGCGTCCCGCGAAGTCCCAGAAGGTTGAGTGGCTTTCGGATCAGTTGGTTCCGCGTCTGACGACGCTGGCCGCCGCTGTTCTGATTGGCGACACGACCATCACCGTTGCTACTGGCACGGGTGCGTATTTCCGTCCCAACGACATTCTCCGCCTTGCAAACGGCGAGAACGTCAAGGTCACCAGCATCGCTACGGATGTCCTCACGGTCACTCGTAGCATTGGTTCGGTTGCCGCTTCGGCTGTTTCGACCGCAACGGACGTTATCAAGATTGGTAACGCTTCGTCTGAGGGCGCAACGCTTGGCGACATCCGCATGACGCAGCAGGTTGCTAACTACAACTACTGCCAGATCCAGCGCGACCCGCTCGGCTTTACCAACACGCTGATCCAGTCGGATCTGTATGGTGGCAACGAGCCGCAGTACGAGGCCAAGAAGAAGATGATGGAGCATCGTCGCCAGATTGAGAACACGCTGTTCTTCGGTCAGCGCGACCTTGCTACTGGCGCGTCCCCCACGGGTTTCTGTGGCGGCCTTGCCGACTTCATCTCGTCCAACATCACCACCGTTGGTGGCAACCTCTCGGAGAGCGGTTTTGCTACGTTCCTCCGCACGGGTTTCCGTTACGGTTCGCGGAACAAGGTGCTCTTCGCCTCGCCGCTGGTCGTGTCGGCTCTGTCCTCGTTCCCGCAGGGCAAGTTGGCGCTCCCGTCGTCCGACGTGAAGTCGTACGGTGTGTCGCTGATGGAGTATCGTGGTGCCAATGGTGGTACCGTCAAGATCGTTGAGAAGCGTGATTGGCTTGACTTCTCCACGGCAAGCAATCAGATCGGCTCGTGGGCCGTGCTGGTTGACATGGACGACGTCGTCATGCGCCCGCTGCGCAAGACGGTGCTGCTCCCGAACCGTCAGGCTCCCGACCGGGATTCGACGATTCAGGAGTACCTGACCGAGTTCTCGCTGCAGGTCGGCGTTGAGCAGAATCACGCGATCCTTCGCGGCGTGACCGGTTACGCATAGTTAGTCGCCACCTTCGGGTGGTCATCAGGAGCCTCTGGCGCTACAATCTAATTGTAGTACCAGAGGCTCCTTTGTCTTACAGAAAGAGAGAACACTCACATGCGATTTGTTAGCCGCTCCGCTAACTACACGTTCATCGTCCGAGGCGAGACCGAGTACGAGGTTTTTGAAACCGCCAACGGCACGATGATCCCACGCAATATTAAGAAGCCTGCGCTTATCGTTGAGTTTAAGCATGGCATGGCTTACCCCGACGAGAACTACGCGGCCCTGCTGCATTGGTCTGGTCAGGCAACCTCGCGCACAGATCCCGAGCGCGTCAATGCAAGCGGTACGTCTGCCGCCGACATCTTTGGCGCTGTCCCTTATCAGCGCGGCATTGTAATTCAGGACGGCGTTGGTCGCATTTCTGGTGTAAGCAACGCATCGCGACCCGACTTTAACTTCAGCCTGTTCGACACTGAGTGGATCGACGACCTTGATGATCGTAAGGAAGCCGAATCTACGCTCTTGGAGAATGCCGACAATGGCGTCTGGTACGTCAAGGTTGACGCAATCGAAGTTGCTCCTCCGTGGCCGAACTACAACAAGATTCGCGCTAAGAAGGGCGCAACTGTTGCCGACGCCATCGCTGAAAAGTGCGTTGAGGATGGTTACGACGTGGCTGCAGTGATCGCCTACGAGAAGGCTCACGCTGACCGCCCCGCCGTTATCTCGGCCCTTACCGCAATCGGAAATACCATTGCTGCTAATGCTGAAGAGGCAGAGGCGCTTGAGGTAGAAGTCGTCTAATGTTTGGAGTCCCGGTCACTGCCCACGCTGAAGAAACTGCCGACGTTGTTCACGGTGCGGACGAGTCCACGCTTAAGTGGTATATCAGTCAGGATGGCTTTGACCAGATTCGGCTGGGAATGGTTTGCGGCTCTTGCCTTGAGCCATTCCCGGCCGCCCCAGAGGCGCGTAATGCGAAGGTGTGGCGCGATCATGCGCACCACTATGCTGGTATTCGTAGCGCCGAAGAGTTGATGGCTCTCGTCACTAAGGGCCGTTGTCCTGTTTGTCAGTCCGAGGTTTCTATGGAGATGACGAATGCTACGCATCGCGGCAAGGACGAGTTTGAGCCAGAGGATGGTGCGTACTAATGGCTACGTTTGCTGATCTGAAGACTCGCGCTCAGAACATGGCGCTCACTGAAGACGACACGCTTGCGGGCATTTTTGTCAACGACGCATACCGTGATCTTGTTGTGCAGGCCCAGTTGCTTTGCACAAATAGTGTTGAGTCGCTTACGCAAGGACAGAATCTTTACACCCTTTCGGGGTTCGGCATTACTAATCTTGGAATGATTCAGTACATTATTTATCGTGCTGCTGGTCAAACAGACGGTTATATCCTTGAGCCGTCTGACCTTGAATCCGTTCTCCAATTGTCGTCTACAAACCCGACCGGGTATATCCGCAAGTACGCTTTGCAGGGGCTAGACAATCTGTATGTGTGGCCCGCTTCACAGCAGACCGGCGACTCGCTAATTATTTACTACGCGCAGAACCCGCTTCTTCTTGTAGACACAGTGGTCGATCCGCTTGTTGAGGAATCTTCTCCTTCGTCTGTTCCTAGCCAGTGGCAGCACATGATTAGCGTTGCGGCAGCGGCTCGTCTTTCTGACGCCGTTGGCGAGGATGTCACTCTTTCTCAGGCTCTTCAGAACCGTTACGAAATTATGTACTCTATGTTTACCAAGTGGGTAAATGGTCGTCAGGGCCGTGGAACTCGCATGATGCCAAGCGGTTACGCTCGTTCTACTGGTATGCCTCAGCATGATCGAAGCGCGTACTACTCTTCCGTAGATAGTTACTAATGAGTAAGAACAGCCGCTGGATCGAATACTCCGACTTCTCTGGCGGAGAGATGAGCGACATCAGCGCAAGCCTCATCCCCGACAATGGTTTG